CTGTGGGCGGCGATCAGTACGACCCGGCGACCAATACCCGGACTATCAAGCAGATAAGCAAGGTATACGAGTGCAGCGTTGTACCCTTTCCGGCCTACCCCGCTGCAAGTGTGGAAGCCCGCAGCGCACAAGCCGCAAGCAAGAAAGCCTTTGAGGAAAGGCAAAAGGCTAAAATACTTATCAATCAGATTCTGAAAGTGAGGATTTAAGGCTATGAAGTTTAAGACCGTAGCAGAAGCCTTTAACCACTACCGTAACAAGACCGTTGCGGAGCTGGAACAGAGGGCAAGGGAAATTCAGAATACCATTGATACCGACGCAGCAGCCGATATTGAAGCCCTCAATATCGAATTGCGGGGTATCAAGGAAGCCCGCGAAAATATCGAACTGCGCAGCGCGGGAACCCCGGCAGCGCAGCAGGGGCTTAACGTCATTACCGGCATGAACGCCCAGCAGCAGCAGGGCGGCGTTACCTTCGGTGACAACGTGCTGGAAACCAAGGAATACCGCAGCGCGTTCTATAAGACCCTGTTAGGGCAGCAGCTTTCCCCGGTGGAAAAGGCGGCTTTTGATGCCGGCATGAAGGAAGCCGAAAAGCGGCAGGACGCTTTCACCAGCAGCACGGACGCTATCAAGGTGATTCCGACCACTACCCTTAATGAAATCATTGAGCACGCCCGACAAATGGGCGGCTTGATGCCCGAGTGCCGCGCTTTCAACATGCCTACCAAGATTGCTATTCCTGTCACCAGCCCCAGCGATAAGGCAGCGTGGCACATTGAGGGCGCGGCGGTGGACGCTGAAAAAGTCGTGCCGGATAGCGTTGTCTTTGACGGCTACGAAATCATGAAGGTATTCGCCATCAGCGCGAAAGCCCGCAAAATGAGCATTGCGGCCTTTGAAAGCTATCTGGTCAATGAGCTTTCCGCCTGTGTCATGGACACTATCGCGGACGCGATCATTAACGGAACCGGCAGCGGACAGGGAACCGGCTTGCTTACCGGCATTACATGGGCTACCAGCGGAACCGGCAAGAATACCGTTGAAGCCGCCGCAACCGGCATTACCTACGCTGATACCGTTGCTACCGTGGCCATGCTGAAGCGCGGCTACTCCAAGGGTGCCAAGTGGGTTATGAACAATGCGACCCTCTACAATGTCTTTTATGGCATGGTAGACAACAACAAGCGGCCTATCTTTATCGCAGACCCCAAGAGTGAGGAAGTCGGGAAGATTCTCGGCTTTGAGGTGGTCATTGACGATAACATGCCGGACGATACCGCGATTCTCGGCAACTTCCAGTACATGGGCTACAACCTGCCGGAAGGTATCGTTATCGAAACCAGCCGCGAAAGCTCTTTCCGTAAGGGCTTGATTGACTACAGGGCTATGGCTATTGCGGACTGCAAGCCGATTCTGCCGGATGCCTTTGTCAAGCTGTGCAAGGCGGCAGCGTAAGAACCAGCAGCCGGGGGCATAGGGCGACTTATGCCCCCGCATTTTATGAGGGGGTACAGCTATGCTTATGACGCTGGATGAAGCCTGTAACGTGCTGCACGTTGACAGGGGGAACAATGATGAACTGATACAGAGCCTTATTGATACCATGCCGGACTATATCGAACTTTCTACCGGCATGGACAGGGAACAGCAGCAACGGGAACCGCTTGTAAAGACGTGCTGCAACTTCCTGCTTATCCTGTGGTATCATGCAGATCATAGCGACGATATGAAGCTACAGCGGACTATAGACAACCTTTTGAAGTGCATAACCTTATGTGTGCATAGGTAAGAGAACATGAAGGAATACGCAAAGGGCTTTTACCATTCTAAGGAATGGAAAAAAGTAAGCAGGTTATACATGGAAAGCCGTAATTATATGTGTGAGCGTTGCGGCGACGTGGCGTCGATCTGTCACCACAAGACCTATATTAACCCGCACAACATAAACGACCCCAGCATAACCCTAAACCCGGATAATTTAGAGTGCCTTTGTCAAGAGTGCCACAACAAAGAGCATTTCAAAAGGCGGTACAGCCCTACCGGCGTTACCTTTGATGAAAACGGGAACCTTGTAAAAGCCCCGGACGCTTTCATAGTATGCGGGGCAGCTGGAAGCGGCAAGAGTACCTATGTACGAGAAAACAAAGGCAAGAATGATATAGTCTTTGATTATGACTATATCTGTGCTGCAATCATGGGTACAAAGCAGATACACGGCAACCATGATATAGCCCTTAGCGTAGCGGCAGATATGCGGGAAGCGTTTCTGCAATGCGTAGAACAGCATAAAGGGCAATGGGATAAGGCATGGATTATAACCGGCACGGCAGATAAGGGGATGCTTAATTACCTTGCCTACCGTCTGAAAGCGGAAGTTATCATTATGCCTACTACCCTTGAAGAATGTACCGAAAGGATAAACAACGACCCGGACAGACCTAACAAGCTATTCTATATCAGGCTTGCAGAAAAGTGGTTTACTGCATGGGGGGAACAGCATTGAACTATGTTGAGCCGATCAGGGACGTAAAGACCATACAGGATATAGCGGACTATCTCAAAGAGAAATCCGCTAAGTATCATGTTATGTTCATGATAGGAATATATAGCGGCCTGCGTATATCCGATATACTCAAATTAAAAGTAAGGGATGTACGAGGGAAGGACGCTATCAAGATACGGGAAAAGAAAACCGGGAAAGAAAAGCTATTCCCTATCAATAAAGAAGTTTACCCGGTAATACAAGATTACTGTGTAAACATGAAAGACTATGATTATCTTGTACCCAGCAGCAGGGCGGTAAACAAAGCCGTTAGCCGTGAATATGCCTACAGGGTAATACACGCAGCCGGTGAGGTATTCGGCCTTGATAACTTAGGTACACACACTATGCGCAAGACCTTTGGTTATCACTTCTATATGCAGACTAAGGACATAGTATTGCTTATGAAGATATTTAACCATAACGACCAAAGCAAAACCCTTAGATACATAGGGATAGAGCAAAGCACTATTGATTCTGCAATGCGGAAATTTACCCTTAAAAAGGGTACAACTTCACAAAAATCAAAGACGTGAACTAAAACGGCAGGGCAAAAAGATTCCTTCTATTATATGGCTTACTATGTGTACATGGTAATATCAGTTTACACAATGGTACATATGTGAAGGGGCACAAGCAGCGGCGGTAGCGGCAGCGATAGCCCGCGCTTGTGCCCCGATAGCGTTTGATAGCCCCCCGGATGCCGAAAAACTAAGGGGGGTTCGACACCGGCGGCGGCAACCTAAGCAAACCCCTACGGGGGTAGCCGGGGGCGGGGGTTACGATGAACCCACAGGAAGGACAGCCCCAGCAGCCCCGGAACCCCAGCGGACTTAGCCGACGATACAGGGAAAGTAGGTGATGATATGGCAAGAAAGAAAGTCGTTGCGGAGCTTACCGCGATTATGGAAAAGATACCAGAGGATAAGCGATACATTGCGCAAAAGTTGATAGACGAGCTTGTTTTCATGCAGGAAACGCTTACAACCTTGAAACGGCAAATCAAGACGGACGGCACGCAAGAACACTTTGAGCAGGGCAAGCAGAACTTTGTAAGGGAAAGCCCAGCCCTTACCAGCTATACAAAGCTGATAGCCCGGTACGGCGCGTTGTATAAGCAGCTATGCGACCTTATGCCTAAATCTGTGGAAGCAGATACCGGCAATGCTCTTTATGAGTGGATGAAAGGCGGCAGCGAATGAACTATATTGAAAAGTACCTGCAAGCCATCCGGGGCGGCAAGTGCATAGTACCGGCACGGATACGGCGCGTTTATGAAGCCCTCGCAGACGATATAGCCAACCCCAAAGGCGGCTATGTGTTCGATCAGAAAAGAGCGGAGCGGCCTATTGAGTTTATAGAGCGATTCTGTAAGCACAGTAAAGGGGAATGGGCGGGAAAGCCCGTGAAGCTTGAACTATTTCAGAAAGCCTTTATAAGCGCGTTATTCGGCTTTGTGGACGCTGCTACAGGGCTTAGGAAGTACCGCGAAACAATGTTCTA